ATTTAGCGGCTTCATTTGGTCATCTGCTGGGTCAAACGTGCGGATTCCAAGGAGGTTATTACCCTCCACAGCAAACCTTGATGTACCCCAGTTAGATTCATGTATAGCTTGGGCTATAACTAAATTTACGGGGACCCTTTCTTCTTCTGAATACATAGCATTAAGATGTAATGCACACGCACTTACATCATCTATAAATTCATCATTGTTGGTGTAATCCATAGTAGGATTCAAACCTATACAAACCATTAATGTAACACAAATCCAGTTCATCCGCCCCAACTTTCTCCAAGATCTATATCTGCCTTGGATGGTACTTCTAGTTCTACACATGTTTCCATAACACGTTGTATTTCTTTAGCTTGTTTCTCATCTTTAACAGAGCAATCTAGCTCATCGTGTACTTGTATTAAAGGTACTACACCTAGTTCCTCATATACATCTACCATGGCTTTCTTAGTCTGGTCTGCTGCTGATCCTTGAATTAATCTATTTAAAGCTTTATATGTACCGGCTCTTTTTATTGCTTCCCCATATTCTACTTTGGCTTGATTGTGAGGTAATGCTTTATGTACACCCCATTGTGTAGGCTCCCACAAGTCAAATCTACATTTACGACCCAGTAATGTACGAATAATGCCCTTAGAATTAGCACGATTCATCACCGCCTCTAGCATTCCTTGCATAAAAGGTACACGTTCACGGAAATCTTTTAACATTTTCTTAGCATCCTGTGGATCTATATCTAACTCACGTGCCATTTTGTTATAACCCATGCCATACATTACACCTAAACCAATAGTCTTAGCTAGTCTTCTTTCCACTCCTGCCATATCTGCTGTCTGTTGATGAAAATCCAGATCACTTTTCTTATAAGCTTCTTTGACTTCTTCCGCACCTAATTGTCCTACAAGACATGCCCAATGTGTTAATAACCTGGGCTCTTGTTGCGAGTAGTCTGCTTTAAGCCAATACTCTCCAATTTCCGGTATAAATAATTTCCGTATCTCTTTAGCAAACTGACCACGACTAGGTATCTGTTGTAAATTAGGATGATTATAAGAAAACCTACCAGACACAGTTCCACCACTATCAGATCTAATTTGATTAATGTGTGCGTGAATCCTGCCATTGGTATTATGTTTTAATAATCCCTGTAAAAATGTACCTCTTAGTTTATTAAGCTCACGCGCCTGCATAATTAATCTAGGTAATTCATGTGGATGATCAGTTAAAAACATCTTAGTAAACGATGGTGAATCTGTTTTAGCAGTCCTTTCGTACGGTAAATTCATAGAATCAAAAGCTTTTGCTATAGAAGCTGCTGCCCATATCTCTACGTCCTGGTTAGTTAAATCTTTTATTCTTTTTAAAAGTTTCTTCTCTTTGTTTTTAAATTTACTATTTAAATCAACTACTTTATCTTCATCAAACCTAACACCTTTCTTAGTCATATTAAAAATAACACGAATCAATCTGCACTCAATATCATATATTGTATCAAGATTATCCTTCTTAATCTCCCATGCTAATTTCTCATACAACTTTAGTGTTAGCCTTGCGTCTTCCTCAGCATACTCTCCTACAAATGTAGCCGGTAATTTATACATTTCAGCCTTTGCATCTACACCAAATGACGCCGCTGCTTCTTTAAGCTTAGCCTCACTCTTAAATTCACCAAGATAATCAAACGATATACTATTCAATGTATAGGAAAATCTATTCTCATCAATAAGCGCCATCGCTACCATTGTGTCATGAATACGACCTTTAACTTCTATACCTAGGACACTTAACCACCCTATATCGTATTGAGCATTATGAAACACTTTTTCTAATTTCTCATCTTCACATAAAGATTTAATATACTTAATAACTTTCTTACTATCCATGTTACCACCACCTTCATGTGCAATAGGGTAATAAGCTTTAAATCCATTAGCAGCTACTGCTATACCAATAACAGCACCTATCTTTTTAGGCCACCCAGGACCATCTTTCATAAGTCCTGGGTCGCAAGTTTCTAAGTCAATTGCTATTTTTTCCCGGTCACTTAGATCCGGGAATTCCGTGGGTGCTATCCAATCTGAATTAATATTCATCTTTTAACTCTCCTGCTATTGCCATGTATGCGGCGGCATCAATGTAATCATCTACATTAAATTTGCCTTGGGTTGATCTTGATATTTTTAATAAAGCCATCATCACAGCTACATCATCACATGTAATTGCAATCATTGGCTTTAATTTATTATCTAAAAATATATTCCAAAACTCTGCAATCTGTTCATGATTTTCTCTAACATCACCATGTGTGCTTTCTCTATCACTACTTACTAACTCTTTAGCATGTTGTAATATATTTTCTTTTACTTTTGATTTGGTTTTTATGCCACTACTAAAACTCATATTATGAATCCTCCATCTCTCTGTGGTTGTACTACGTGTAGCTCATTACGGGCACGTGTGGCTGCTACATAAAACACACGGCATTCATCATCTGAATCCTTTTCCATTGCTTCTTGTGACTTTCTTGATAAGTCTGTCAGCAACATTACATTATCTGCTTCTCCTCCTTTAGCACCATGAATGGTACTTAAATGAATCTTTGGATCACTCTTTGTAAAATCCTTGTTCCTCGTTTCAATAGACCTTAAGAATTCTTTATCACGCGTGCCTACTTTATCAAAAGCGACATCCCATGGTCTACCACCCATCAGTAATCCGTGGTGCATGATTAACTCTTCTAGTTCGTATTGTTCTTTGTTCGCTGTTCTAAGATTCTTATGACCACGCTCTATTCCTATTTCTGAAGACATATAAGAATATATATCTTTAACATCTGTTAATTCTACTTGCCCACCTTCATTTAATTTTTTCCAAGCACTTGTAGCATTTAATAACTTCTGGGATATAGGTAAACGATTATTTCTTTTATAAAATAATCCTTGTAATCGTATGTCACGCTCAATCTCATCTAATAAATAATTAGTTCTCGCCATAATTAACCAATTCTCATCACCCACATTAACACTGTCTGGATAAGAGTGATATTGTACAAGTCCCTTCTTCTCTGTTCCGTGCCATTGCTTAGGTATACGATTACGGACACGTCCTATTATTCCTTGCGAACAGTTTTGTATAACTTGTGCACATCTATATGATTGTTGTAATATTTCTCTTTCTCCATTTAATCTAATAAGGTGTTCTACATCTGCACCGGCCCATCGGTAAATAGCTTGATCATCATCTCCACTTACATAAATTTGTTTAGCATTCTGGCATATTTTATGAACCATGCGCCATTGTAATTTACATAAATCCTGTGCTTCATCTATAAACACAACCTCTAATTTTGGAGTCATACCAGATTCAATGTACATTTCTATCATGTCTGTAAAATCTAATATTTCTTTTTTCTTTTTAAATTCTTCAATAGAACGTTGAGCTCTCAACAATGCGTGCCAGGAAACGTCTAAATTAGAATCATTATAATGATGTTCTAAATCCATGCATTTCATTCTTGCTAAATTTACTTCAGACAGTAGCTGGTTATCAACTGTAAACACTCCACCCGCATCAACGCCATCAGATATAGATCCTAAATCCATACCAAATGTGTGTCCAAACTCTTTGTAATTGTCACGCGACATTACTTCTGACTTTGTCAAACCTAATTGATTAAAAGCAAATGAGTGTAAAGTTCTAAAATATGGAAGATGTTGTTCTTCTAAATTAAACTTCTTCATTGCCCGGTCCCTTGCTTCACTAGCAGCTTTCTTTGTAAAAGCTACAAATGCAATACGATCCGGTGGTGTACCTTTAGCTAATTCTTGCTCAACTAAATTTAATAAATTGTGTGTCTTCCCTGTACCAGGAGGACCTAGTATTATTTTAGTCTTACTTTGCATGTGCCATCCTTATCTACAAATATAAATTTCATCTTTAATCTTTTTTGTTCTTGGGTTAATCGTCTACATATACGTGTTCCTGGTTTCCAGGTCTTACGATAGCTTTCAGTCTTTACATCAAATATTTCTACTGCTCCTTTTTCATTTATTGCTATGAGGTCAGCAGGTCCAACTCCATATAGATTTTTAAAAACAAAATAACCTTTTTCTATTAAATGTAATACGGCTATTTGTTCACTCTGCATTCCCTTTTTTAATTTAGAAAGGCGCACCATCAACCTCCTTTATGTCAAACGCTGAATCTTGTTG